GCTTGTGTAACCTCCACCGCATTCCCGATAAATTTCTTTTGGTCAGCTTGTGTGCCTATTAAAACATAATCTTCAGGGAATCCCATAATCTTTTTGAGTTCCGGAATGCGAAGCATCCGCATTTTAATATCCACTATGCCATACAGTGCCATGAACTCCTTTATCTTCACGGTCATAGGACTATCATTGTTGTAGATTTCAATCGCTACCTGACCGCTTTCTGTTGCTACCAGATAAGGCGGCATCTTATCCATGCGGGCTATTAATGTGAAGCAGGGGCTATCAACAGAGCCGCCAGCACTGTTGAACTGTGGATTCATCAGATAGTGCCATTTCCTGTTTGCGGTAATGGTCTGGGAGGGTTCCTCTATACTGCTACCTACATTTGAGAATGCAGTATTCATTATCCACGGCTGGTATGTTACCAAGTTTTGTTTCGGTGTTGTGGTAACAGCGGGGCATGGCGAGTTTATATCAGACACCTGACCACCTCCAGAATATTGATTCATAAAAAATGGAGATACAAGGGAAAGTCTGTCTTTAGTCAGAAGTGTAGGACAAGGCTGATTAATATCCTTTCCTGTATCCTTAAAGTTATAAGAACACATAAATCGGCTTTCAATTAAAGCCATCCTGTCCTTCGTTGTGACCGTTGGAGCTGGAAGGTCTACCGAATGATTATGTCCATTTCCATAATAAGCAGAAACAAAAACATGGTGGTCTTTGCAGGTGATTGCACCTGCCGGTTCTTCTACAGACACATTCTTGCTTTCGGGATGTCCGCTGAACTGTTTGGAGAGGAAACTTACCTGTACCTTTGCAAAGCGGTTTTCAGTAGTCAACACTCCGCATGGTTCATCAACTGATTTGCATGTGTCTTGAGGGCGAACCGTATTGTAACGGGAAAGGAAAGCATCCTTTCCTCCGGCTACAAACTTGATAAGTCCAGCATAGATACGTTCAAGCGTTTTCTCTGCAAGAGGCTTTTCCCTGAAGATGGTAGTTCCTTCATCAGAGAAATCAAGCACATCTTTTACCGGCTTCCACTTCTCCAGCCGCGAGAACATATCTTGCCTACCACCTTTACAGTGGGTCGGTTCAGGGAATACTATCGGCAAGTTCTTTTTAGCAAAGATGCCGAAGAAGCGTTTTCTTGTGGTGTAGGCACCGAAGTCGGCAGCATTTAAGATGCGGTGCTCAAAGTTGTAACCGTACTTCTTGACATTGCGCACCCACTTTTGATAAAGCCGGCCTTTGTCCATGCTGATAGGTTTCCCATTCTCATCCATATCTCCCCATGACATAAACTCTTCTACATTTTCAATCTGAATGTAGTCAGGGTCTATAACATCAATATAACGGAAGAGATGTTCTGCCAACGTTCGGCTGTCGGCATCTCTCGGCTGACCGCCTTTGGCTTTCGAGAAGTTGGTACACTCCAAAGAAGCATGAAGCATTATCATGGCATCAGGGTATAGCTGACGGATACGTTCTACAATAGTGCTTATCGGGGAAAGTTCCAGTGTACGGATATCCTCAATAAAGTGAAGTGCATCAGGGATATTGGCATCATGTGAAAGGATGGCATTCTTGTCATGGTTCACACAGCAAACAACCTTTCCACATCTATTTCCATCCAATCGTGCTTCTTCCACACCTTCGGACAAACCGCCGGCGCCACAAAAGAGATCAATAACAAATAGTTCTATATCGGACAGACCTTCAATGGATTTTAAGATATTTTTCTGCGATTTCATAACTTCTCCTTTTTAAACAGGTGGCTGAACGCATTATCCAAATCCAAGTCCAGATTCAGTTTGGACGGGAAAGATTTAATGTATTCGTACATCTTATAAGCGAGGTTGTCATCATCACCGCATCTGTCAATCAGTGTGAGCAACATGGCGTTCACCATGTCAGAATCATTGCCGAAGTTTTCCTGAGTGGATTCGCTGCAATGATTCACATCACTTTTCAATCTCTTTATCGCGGCTATGACTGTGTTGAAGTTTCTTTTTGAATCGTGCCGCAATTCAAAGCCTTCCTTCTTGTATTGCTGCTGCATTTCTAGAAGGTTGGTTTCTAAAACGTCCGTGAGGACAAATACGATGTTGGTTATCGTATTCAGTTTGTCTGTTCCTTGCATAATCGTGTATTCTTATTTCTAATTTGAATAAATCCCCTTCGTTCTGTTTCTTCTAACAGTGAAAAGTCTTCATCCTTGATTTCACATTCTGTTTCGTAGTTCACGGAAGTATAACTTGGGATATTGAACTTTTTCCGGATTCTTACGATAACATCCGGATTTCTTGTTACCCAGTAAACGGTTATTCTCATGGTGATATCAGCATTTTTCTAGCTTCCTCATCTCCTGCATCAGCACGGTGCTTGATTTCAATGTACTCAGCATAAGAGATTCTGTTATCTCCACGCTCCTCTATCTCTTTTTCACGTTGGTTTCTGTATCGTTCACGCTCTTTCCGTTCAATATCTTTCCGACGTTCAGAAACGTAGTCCAGCATCGCACTTGTTATTTTCAATGGATCTATTGAACCGTAGAACCGCCCATACTTCCCTGACTTAAACCGTGCTATGAAAAAACAGATTTCAGCGGCATTTATATAATAATACTCCGAAAGGAATATCTCCGATAGTTCAGAAAGTTGCTCTTTCGCTATCTTGGTTGAAACTTCTGCAAAGTCATTCAATGAGCCAAATTGTATCTTTAGCCATTCTATCGGTGTTTCATCCCCATAAGTAGAAGACAATAGTCCTAAACTCGGAATGCTGTCATTCAACGCCAGTTCTGAATGGGTTGCATTACATCTGACAAGTTTGAACTGCAAATCAGGGTTGTAATCAAGAATGAATTGTGCAGGATCGGGATATTTATTCAATAACGCCCTCTGCTTCAAGTTCCTTTCTCTTTTTTGCGGCAGCTTCTCTAACGGTTGTAGCGACTGCAAGAATTGAATCACGTTTTCGCTGCTCGCTATCCTGTTGATTTTTACTAAGTCTTGTCCCATTATAGTTTCCTTCCAATATTTTAGTAAAGTTTGCTTGTTTGAAAATCCAATCAAAGTCGCATTTCCAATTGCGGTCATTAGCTCCAAGTAGGAACGGGGATTGAAGAATGAGATTGAAAACACTCCTCACTGACTCTTTCCCATATTGGGCTATCCGGGCTTTTACAGCCTTTTTTCTCACATCAGTCATTGATCTTATCTGCTGGAGTCTGTCTTTGAATGTGGTATTATAGTATTCCATCAATCCGCTGTAATCAATCTTTTCAGAGGGGGAGGGCGAAGAAAGCTTGGCTTTCTTTGATACTCCGTCAGGAGTATTTTCTTTCTTTTGATGTAGAGATATATCTATATACTCTCTTTCTTCTTTCTTTGTATTTGTGCCCTCTGTGTGCCCTGATTTTTGTAAAAGTTCGGATTGCGGTAGATTGTTGTTCATGGGCTGTGCCCCAAGTTGTGCCCTTAGTTGTGCCCATTCGTGTCTTAATTCATTGATTTCCTTTTCAATACCTGTGTCCTTACTTGTGCCCTTGGTTGTGCCCATTGGATTATATTCTTCATATTTACATAAGGTTATAAGGTTCATTCCTTGATTGCACTCAACAGTTATCATACCTTTCTTTCTAAGATGCACAAGAAAGGAACGCACCTTCTTTTCAGACCATTTCCAACGCTGTGACAGAAATCTTATGGATGCAGGATATTGACCTCTTGAATAAGAGATTTCTCGACCTCCGATACTCTCCTTTCGGGGCGTTGCCTCAAATCGTGCAGACTGAATTAAGTCTAACCACGCTTCGCAACTGCTAAAAGTACGGGCTTCATTCCACATTTCATTCGAGAAAAACCTGCGGCTTAGCCTCAAAAATCCTTCGTCCATAGTCTTAGAATCTCACGTTAGTTAATTGCCTTCCGTTAGAAAATACAGCCCACTTACCATTACCGCTATCAAACAATCGTAAATCCGACACCTCTCCGAAACGTTTGATGTTACCGCATAAATCCACAATCCATCCACATTCTTTAGAAGGATGCGGGCGGATGGCACGACCGACTATCTGATACCACATGGCAAGTGACATTGTAGGACGTGCCATAACGACCGTATCAAGTTCCGGATAGTCAAAGCCAGTCGTAAGTACACCCACATTAGCTACTACCGGAATTTCACCAGCTTTGAACGCCTCAAGAATATGTTCACGTTCTTTCTTAGGAGTATCACCTGAAACGATAGCGCAACCGGGTATTGACATCGTTAACCGTTCCGCTTCTTTCAAAAAACGGGTAAAGACCAAAATACCCTTCCGTTTTCCTCCGGCTTTGGGATTCATCAGCCTTTGGACGATATGAACGAGATAACCGTAGAAGTCTATCCGTTCATATTCTTTTTGAACTGACCTATCCGTATAGTCGGCACCAGTAGTATTTACTTTCAAGTTAAGTTCATTCCACCCTGAAGGATTCATTGAATAGTAATCCAACTTCGCCAAGTAGCCCATATCTAATAGGGTTGATACCTGTACATGATAAATGACCTCTGAAAAGACATGAGGTTTTGTCCGAGTGATAAATTTCAGCATGGAGCCGAAATCACGACTGGAGCTTAAACGGTATGGCGTTGCTGTCAGCCCAAGAACCTTACACTTCACTGCATCAAAAAAATCCTTGTACATTCCCTCTTTGGGGTTTACAAGATGACATTCATCCACAATGATGTTCTTGAAGTGGGTAAACAGTTCGGGATGATTCTTCACACTGCCGATGGTGGCAAATGTTATCCGGCTTATCTCCTTTGAGTTAAAGGATGATGAATAGATACTGCAATCAAGAATACCGTATGAACAGAGTTTCTTGAAATTCTGTTCGAGTATTTCCTTCGAGGGCTGGAACACCAAGGTATGACCGTCAAGCCTTGCGGCTATATCTGCTATGATAAGCGACTTTCCGCTGCCCGTAGGTAACACCATAATGGCATTTGTTTTCTTCGCCTTGTTATTGAAGAAAGAAACGGCAGCATCAGAGGCTTTCTGTTGGTAATCACGTAGTTTGTACATATCTATCTTCTGATTTAATGATAAAAGGGAAATCCTCACTAAGTTTGGAAAGAAATATCCGGATTATATAAGCCTGTTCCTTACTTAATCCAACCGGAGAGAATGAACCATCATCATTCTTGACCATCATAACAAATGTTCCTGCTTCCAAATCATTCATAATCCTTTCTCCTTTCGTAACTTCTTATTAAGTGCTTTGTAATACTTGATTAGCTGTTCGTACTCAAAATCAGTCATTTTGGAAGTGCTGGCAACTTTGACTTTCAGTAAATCAAACTTCTGTTGTCCGATTTTAGCAATTAGATTCACCCGATACCCTTCCAAATGGTCGGCTTTGAACCTGTTGCAGTGTCGGCATTCGGCATGGCAATTATTCTCATCAAACCGTGTTGCCAAATGTGTACGACTGAAATAGTGCCCGCAGTCTGCTTGTGTAAACGGCTTTATCTGTCCGCACGAGATACATCTAAAATACCCGTTTGGCATTGCATCACGAAGCCGGATAAAAAGGGAAAACTCCTTGTCGAGCTTAGCTTTCAAATCCGGCTTCTTCTTTACTGTTACCCCTGCTTTATCAAACAGAGGTAAAGGCTTGTCTTTCTTCTTAGCCTTAGTGCTTTTTATGTAGTATGGCATTGTTTCAACAATTTATTTATCTCTCTTATTTCTATCTTCTTCCGACGAATAGATACGGTTAAATCATGAACTTTTTTATCGTTGCTTACTATAGCAAGTCTTTCTCTATAAACCTCTATCTTATCAAAGGAAGAATCTCTTAGGTTTTGCAATTCTTCTTCTGACAGACCTATTATTTTATCTTTAAAAGTATCTGCGTATGTCTTCATAATTTAGCCAATTAAAAGCCCCGAAGCGTATTCTCCGGGGCAAAACAACCATTATTCACTAACCCTTGCCATTTATGTGTGGCTCACATTT